ATTATAAACCCACACGAGAAGCTGCATAGTTTGTAGCATACTCTATAGCTTTGGGAGTCAGTTGAATTGATTGTTTTCTTAAGTAAGCAACTGCTTGATTCCAAAGTGGATTTCCAGAGTCGGATCCAGAAATCGAGCCCATAAAATCTTTAACGATTGATAAACCTTCTAAGTCAGATTCAGATTTGGTTGTAGAGAAGGTAGCAGAGAAAGTTCCAGAAGTTTGTCCTGAAGCATAGCCCATAGGAACCGCTTCAAAAAACCTGACTATGTCGTACTCATAAGAATTTCCCACAGTCGGATCGCCCATGACAATTACTGCCATAAGTGGATTCGCCGTTCCTGTGGTGAAAGTTGAAGAGCTAGAATAGTAAGCATAGTCAGATGGAAGCGCAGGATTGAAACAACAACCTACCCATTGTCTGTTGTTAGGTCGGGTCTTTAGTGATTGTATTCCAAGAAGGGCTGCAGTAGACATTCCTTGTAAGTCCGCATTGCTAGGTAAACAAACTGATAATAAATTACCAGCTCGATTCAATTCAGTACCAGTGTAGCGAATCCGAAGACCCGCTGCCACTAGGCGCACTTGTGGCGGATTGTAGGAACCCGTTTGGATCCCCCAAGGATATGAACCATCATTGATACCGACAACGCCGGTACCTGAGGTATTCAGGATTGTTCCAGAAGCAACATAAGTAGAAGCAGTGCAACATCCAATCTGAGCACCTGAGCCTAGAGCAAAAGGGGCGAGGAGAACATATCCAAGTCCTTGAGATCCGACCCCAAAAGTTCCTCTAGCACGTGCTGCGAATTTCTGCGACGGTAGATCATATAGATCAGGAATGCAGACTTCCGCACTAGCTGTGTAAGAAGCCCACGGGTCAACAAGTGTTTTGAGATACTGCAGAGTGCAAGGTCGGAGTGTCCGCATAAGCTGCATAGAAGTCTGAGCTCGCGGTCGCTGAGGTCTCTTAACGTTTTGTCTAGGTTGCTGACGGGGTGCTTTTCGTTTTGGCTGTTGTCGTTGCTGTTTCTTTGGTTTGACATCACGTGTTGTTGTAGTGATTGTGAGTGCTTTTGACATTCGCTGTTTTAGTTGGGTGAGTGTTTTAATTCTCGTGGGGCGTGGTGTTTTAATTCGCTAGGCGCCATGATCATCGTCGTGACCACATACGCCTCTCCTAGTCTACCTCACTCGTAAATTAACTAGGCCATTGGTTTTGTAATTATCCATAATCCGTATCACCCAATCTTTTCAGAAGAGGGTGAAAAATGACAGAGGGGAAGGGAGCCGTTTCATATATTATTTCTAATTGAACTATATCGACTCTCTCACAAAGATAACGCTGCATTATCATAGAGATGGCTTGTTCGCGGTCGTCCTCCTCAAAGGGAGTCGGATCTATGAACACCTTGTGTTCACGTTCTCTATAAGCTTCAACATCTAAAGTAGTAAGTGTTTTATATCTTTTTAAAAGTGGACCCAGTATGGGATATGTATCCGGTACTGAACCGACTCCTAGTGCCATTGCTTTCGCTATCTTCGCCCACGCCGTAAGCTTAGATGTTTTCTTGAAAATGACGGTTGGATTGGTGAGTAATTTACCAAGTTTCAGAACCTGGCTGGGCAGCGGCAACCATTTACCGTTCACCCACCACCCCTTCAAAAAGGTGGCACTCCCAATATCATGGAAAATTTTTAATTTAGGTAGCAATCCTAATTGTCGTTGATCTTGTTCTAAATTTTCAAAATGTGATTCGACTAAAGAATCAACGACTGAAATCATATTCACGAATGAATTACCACATGTGGTATCTGGACCACCTGTTGCTCTTTGTACGGGCATGGGACAACTGTATTTAATCTCCAATTTTCTATTTTTATACTTAGGTGTAGCGGAGAAAGATTCTGAAAGATATACAAGGACGTCAAAAGGACACCCCATAATAGTTAACACGCGAAATTCAGAAATTAATGCGTGAACTCCTTCAGTGCGGTCGAATTTTGAGAAATCGTTTTCCATAATTATTATTCGACCATTGACAGCATATATGCCTAGAAAGTCATCGCCTGCAAAAATTCCAGAAAAGTAATGAGGGTGGAGAGCAGCTTCTTCTAAAGATAGCTTCATCCACGTTGATAATTCCTCCGAATTCTTTCCAGAACCGACTGTAAGTCTAATTATACAATCCTTGTATCTAAATAAATTTGTTGAAATGTAGATCTTAAAATTTTCAAAGATTGTGTAAATTGGGCGAGCGCAGTGAGCTTGAACAGTAGGGTTGAGAGCTTTGATAGTCCTAGGTTTAATACCTTCAGGGCGAGGCCATAAAACCTCATCCCCCTTAAGGAAAAGTTCTGTTGTAGTTTTGATTGGACTATTAGCTCGATCGTGTATGCCTTGAATAGCACGGGCACGTTTCATAGAAGTGCCATAATGGCGTGCCCATTCTGATAAAGTAATTCTAGGTCCTTCAAGCTGATTAGGATCACACTTATGTAATTGTGTAATCGCTATAAAACGACTAGTTGCTTGAAACCACCTTGCCCCTAAAGGACAAGCTTGTGGCGGATCATAGAATGTGCAGGATGGGTTACCTTCGCATATTTGTGTTGTTAAGAGAAGTGCTCCAGCATGGGAGTTACTAATATTGCGTTGTGTGTATGCATATTCAAACATTCTGATTCCATTCGGTCTGACCATAGTAGTTGCGGGATTAAGTAGTAAAAACATTCCCACCGCTGCGGTGGGTGCATCTGGGTCAGTTCCGGTTGGTGCGGTCACAGCAGGAACATAAGCCTGCTCGCACGTGATTGGTAGAATTTTGGGCCATTCTTCTTCTAAATGTTGTAAGTGTTTGACTGAAGATAGCCATTTTTCGTATAAGGGATCAGGGGTCCCTTGATCGAGGAGCCCTAAGACTCTATCGATTTCCTCTGTATGTTCTGGGGATCGAACCTTTTGTGCCATAAGCCACTGTCGAGTTTCCATGCCTTCTTTTGATACCCAGACCAACGGATTCACTGGTGGCTGAACCGGTTCCGGTGGTATAAAATAGGCTAAGAACGAAGTTATCGAAGTAGCAAGGGATCCTAAAAGAACCCCTTTCATCGTAGGCCACGCTAAGCATGACGAGATGAGGTAAGGTACGACCGCTGCTAAATCAGGAACATGTACTCCTAACTTAGAACCAGCTACGTAATGTAAGACAACCATAGTAGTATTTGCTGTGACGTGGTCTCTCCATTTTTGGTGGATTGTCTTTTTATTATCCTTCTTACTGAGCAAATAGTGTACGAGCCAGCGACGGAAAAAACTGAAGATGTTTTCTTTATACATGAGCGCTTCACTCAGAGACAAAGCAAAAATTCCTATGTTCCCCAAATAGTATTTGAACACTTCTTCAAGAAAAGTGCTTCCTAAATGGAGAACAACTGCCCAGGTTATAGCCCCGGCATAAGCTTTGTTCTTGGAGCCTTCAATCAGCTGTCTGTTCGCGGGAGTGTCTTCAAAGTACACTCGCCCAGAGGGGGGGGGTAACGTTGTTACAAGAGGATCTAAGATATGAAAAGGTTTAAGTTGTGATGGTATCATAGACCTGTATTTATACGCGAAAAATAGAATGAAAGGTAGCAGTGGTAGGCCAAAATTTTGTAATATTTTGAGTAAATCCCAAGAGGCCATATCTCTTGATGGTATCGCTACGTCTTTCATCACCTGTCTTAGCAGAGTGAGAGTTTTCCAAAGAGAGTGGAAGTGGTATTCATTTCTATTTCTTCCCTATCTAAAGTTCCATACATAATATATTGCATGGTGTCTCTGAAAATTGTTTCCCTAACTACATAACCGGATTCCCAAAGGGGACGGTATTCTTCTTTATCAAAGAGATTTGTTAATTCAAGTTGTAATGTGTTAATTTGGAAAGCTTCCCTGGCCTTGTAATGGTATTTAATCATAAATTTTTTGGCGGGGATAAAAACCTGTACCTCTCGTGAAGTTGTTTCGTAAAAAGACTTGAACCATTCGGTCCAAGTGAGGCAGGTGGTACTCTCTAACGCTAATGTTTCTATCAATTGATGTGACATAGGTGCTATTGGTATTGATCCTAACAGAAGTGGTGGAGCTATGCTCGAGCGGGCTGCTTTGAATATATAATAATCGCCGACTTTGGCTTTTATTGCCCAATGGTAGTAAACGCCGGAATCGACGCGACAGTGAGATTCTGTCAACCACCATTCATTGGCGAATGTGTTAGGCCATTCTGGTTCTCCTACGGCTGGACGCTGGTGAACAACGGATTGTTCATCTACTATATAGGGTGATTCCCCAAAAGTAATACCAGCTCCAGAATCGAAGACTTGTACTAATATATACATTACAACGTCTATCGTTTTTACATTTTGTGTAGCTTGAACCGTTTTTTCAATCTCATTAAAGAGATCCAATGGTGCTCGATAAGCATATAGATCACAACCGTAGATTGCGACATCTTGATGTTTCTCCATCTCCAAATGGGGATTAAGAGTGACTGAAAGGAGATTTTGACCAGCTGCCGTGACTATATCTTTTGAAGAAATAGCAGGTCTGTAATTTGCATATGGTATTATTTGGTTCAAATTCCTTTGGAGGACTCCGAGAGTCCTCTGAGTACGGGCAGACCCGTACCAGTCAATGATAATGCGAGCTTTGCTCAGCAAAATATCTGACAACAAGAAAGCCTCAGCTGCGCGCCTTGTGGCAGCTGCTATAGGATGTGTCTTTCCGTGTGCTCCGCCCTCTTGCAAAGTCACCCCGAGTGATGACAAATGAGGGTAGTCTGCTATCTTTGTAGGAACCGTAATTGTAATATTGCTTAGGTTTATCCTGATAACAGCGGAGCGAAGCAGTGGGGGAGGGGCTCCGGGCCCTGGTCCCCCCTGCTTCCGACGAGAGTTCTTATTACTTGACATAGTAAAATGAATTGCCTAGTTAAAAAAAC